ATGCTCCAGATGTTCTTTCTTCATTAGCTCATGTGATTGATCAAAGATGATGTGATCTTTGTCATTTACATAAATTAAATATGGTACCTTCTTGGTAGTCATATAATAAAATGAAGTCTGTGTTAGGTTATCTATTGCTGGTTCAGTGGGTAGTTCTTGTGTACTCATACTCCACTCATTCTTGTTCTTAACCTTTCTAACATTCGGTGGTTTTGTTTTTAATTCTATAAATAATTTATCTGTCAGATAATCTACTCTACCGGTTATCGGTTTGATCATAGTAAATTCTTTGTGATCAACATATTTTTCGCAAACTAATTTATCAGTTCCTACTAAATCTTTCACTATTTTTTTTGTAATACCTATACAATCATGTGCATAACTTAGCATTTCTTTTCTTGCAAATTCATCTTTACTATCTACCGGGTCCTTTTTATTAATTTCTTCTAGCTCTTTATTGAAACAAGTATTATAATCCCGGTCCCATTCTGCAGCGACAGAAGTTTTTGTCTTATATAAAACATCTGCAATCAATCTTTGTACTGTATTGTTTACAAGGTTTCCAAAGTTAGGTTTGTATCTCCATGACCAACTTCTTCTAATTTTTTCCGGAAAAGTATATTGAATTAAATTTTTTGCAAAAGGTGTAGAGGTAGAAGAATAAGACCAATGATCTAAACCATCTCCACCATTAAATATTGCAAATGCTTGTTCTATTAATTGTTCTTTTGTTTTTTCTCTAAGTTTCATAAGTTCCTTTAGTTTTCCACTATCTATACACATATTTTTTTTGTTGTAAAGAAA